CAATTTGATGAACAAAGACGATAAGACCAAAGCAGAATACCAAAATTTTTGTTCGTTATTTTTTAATAATCTGAAACAAAATTCGATCCGTCAAATTATAACAGTAGGAAAGCAAAATTTATTTATGTGGGGGATTATTCAAGAGCCGATTGATACTGCTGTATGGTATGCAAAAAATAAAATGAGTGGTGGAAAAATAAGTAATTTATCTTTAACTGAGCCTATATTGTTTTACGGTGATATTGATAGAAATTCAAGGGCAAATGATTTTTATGAATACAATGTGAAACAACAAAAAGATGTAGGCGGTCATACTTGCCCGAAAGTTGTAGAATTTTTTATTGACTTAGTGAAGTCATATTCAATTCAATCAGTGCTTGATTTATTTTTGGGAAGTGGAACAACACTAATTGCCTGT